AAGAATCCAATATCTTTAACCTCTGACACTACTATTTGTGTAACTTTATCGTCTTTTATATAAGGCTCTGCTTTACTCTTTAGAACTTCTACACTATTTGCAATAAAACTATTCTTAACTACTGCATCCTTATATATATCTGCTCTGTAATACATTCTTTTTCTCCTATTTTTTGAATTACGAATTATTTCTGCCATATTTTTTTAACATCAAATTTATATAATCATCTTTAACATAGCAACCACAATCTTTGCATTTAGGCTCTTTCCCGTCTACCAAACATTTATTTGGTGATACATAATATCTACAAGTTTTTTTCATAAAACTCCTCCGATTTGACTCATAATAATTTCAAATTATTCATTACTTCTCAATATAATTAATTACATGTTTTATTATCATATTGATGCTTCCATCACCATTACGTTGAATTTCAAATTTACTAGCATCCTTATAAGCTTCTTGGTCTATATATAAATCTATATCCTTATCTATTTTTAACCTTACTCTCTTAAGTTTCTTTTCTACAAACTGCTTGTCTACTTTTATTTTTTCATCTAATCCATTGCCTTTAATATATACTTCAAAGTCTTGCTTCTTTTTTGGCTCATCTCTAAATAATTCATCTGCTAATTCAGTAATATTTATATTATCTTCTTCTTGAAGCCTATCCTTAACTGTAGTTCTTATATTTTCTGCTTCTACTGCATTTTCAGTTATATTGTTTCTAGTCCATCTTTCTACTGCATGGATAAATGCTTTAGTTTCTGTTCTACTATCTGATACTTGACTACATCCTAAGAAGGTATTGCTAAAATAGTTTGCTCCATATTCATCATCATCTATTTTTCTGCCTTTATTATTATCTAATACCCATAAATCAAATGTTTGTCCTCCTCTTATTGGTTTAATAAATGCTGCCTTTTGAATTCTTTGACTACTTCCTGGTAATGCTGCACTATGTTTTATCAGGCCGACTCCTATTTTATTGTCTATAAAATCTACTTGATGAGTAAAACTATTAACATAATCTAACTTAAGTATTCCAAGCATTGGTCCTTGGTCGGTTATTATTGATGTTACGATAAGATCACAACTTGGAATATTGATATTACATTTCATTATTGCAAATAATTGCCTTGCTAATCCCTTAGATACCTCAATGATATCTCTATCTATTCCATTTAGATAATCTTGTACTATTTCCTTAACTAAATTTCTTTCTTGATTAAATGCCGCTGGTACTAAATCATCATTTTTAAATATCTTTTCTATATGCTTATATAAGAACTTATAAGTATCTTCAGTTAATTCTAATGTGTATTCATTTAATATTGGCTCTCCTGAATTACTATCCAATACATGAATTACTGCATCTTGTATATTAATATCATTTACCCTATCCCCAGTATCTATAGAGAACTTCTGCTCCTTATATTCAATCCCATTTTTCTTTTTAGTTTTATTTAATTCATATATCATAAACTCTTTACCTCCATTATTTAATGTATTAATAACTAAAATGGCATGTCTCCATCATCTACTGGTGTCATATCTCCAAAACCTACATCATCTACTGGTAGATTCCAGTTGCTATTGCTATCATTGCTACTACCATTATCTTTGTTATTCCCGATAAACTCAAAACTTTCTACCATTACATCAGTAGTGTATCTTTTAGTTCCATCTTGATCATCATAACTGCCAGTTCTAATACTTCCTGTAACTGCTAACTGTCTGCCTTTAGTTATATATTGAGTTATATTTTCTGCTGCTTTATTAAAAGCTACACACCTAATAAAATCTGTTTCATCTCTCTTAAATTGTCTTGTAATTGCTAATGTAAACTTGCAAACTGCTGTTCCACTTCCTGCTGCATATCTTAGTTCTGGATCAGCAACAGTCCTCCCTATTAAAATTACCTTATTCATTTTCTAACATCCTTTCTATATCAAATCTTAATTCTGCGATTTTATTCATTATCGTATTAAAATCTTCCATTCCAGTTCCTTTTACTTCTCTATCAATCAAAAACTTAAAAGCTTGGTCTATTGTTGTTAAATAGCCAACAGCCTTTTTAGTTTCTTTTCCAAAATTTTTACTTTCTTTTTCTTTAACAATTGAATGCTCATATACTGTTACATTCATTTCATCACTCTCAATTGAATACTTTTTATTAATTCTCATTATTTATCTCCTCAATTCCAATTTCAATATCTAAAGCAACTTCATCTATGTCAGTTACTCCTACGATTTCATAATTAGTTTCCATCTTCTTTACCTCCTCAATCTCATTAGAGTCTATGATTTCATTACTGATAGTTCCTACCCAAACCTTATCTAAAATTAGGTTATCCCCATCAAATTCACCTTTGTTACGTTCCATTACTTCTAGATACTTCTTAGCTTCATCTTCAGTTTTAGCTTGTACAGAGTAAAGGTGTCTAACCTTTACCTCTGCTTCTATAAGATAAATCCCCATATTAAAACTCCTAAAGCAATTTCATTATTTTCTCTATAATTTGTTTTCTTAATGTATAAGCAGTTCTTCTAGATACTGATAAATTAACTGCTATGCAATCCATACTTAACTTTTTATTGTACTTATAGAAAATAAACTTCTTATCTTCTTCTTCAAGCATTGCTATAGCAACTCTCATCTTTATATTGTTTCTCTCTAACTCATTAACCCTTACCTGGTTCTTAAATTGAGTTTTTCTTATTATCCTCTGCTCTTTAATTAAACTTTCTGCTTGCTGGAACATTTGCTTTTCTACTACACTTTCACCAGTGCATGAAGTTTGTACTCTTTCCTCAAATCCAATAGAACCTATGCTTATATCAAAGTTGAAGTTGCTTGTCCTTAATATTTCATCTACATGATCATATCTTTTATCCAACTCTACATTTTGTTCATTAAGTGAAGCTATTCTCTTTATATTCTCAAAATATCTATATAGCCTACCTTCTGTTTTCCCAAATTTATCTGCTTCCAATTTTCATTCCCCCTCATAAGGTCTATTCATACATTGCTCCTTATCCTTGCAACTTTTACAGTTGCCATTACATTTCTCCCAGCTAGTCATAAACTCATTATCATGATCTGTTGCTATGCTTATAGCTGATAAAACAAACAATATTATGATAAGTATTGTAATTATAATTAATACTATTAACACTAAGCCCCACTCCTTAAGACATTCCCTTCTAAATCTTTTATCTCTTGTGTTTTCATGTTAATCTTAGCTTTTATCTTTTTACCGTCAACTTTATAGCTACAGTTTGTCCAATTACCTTTTTCCTCTAATTCATTATTCATTTCTATAGCTTTAGCTGCATATTCCTCAAACTTTTTAGTATTTCCATTCATTAGTTGTATTATGCTCCTAAAGCAGTATGAAGCCGTTTCTTTTGTGACACCTTTATTTTCTAGAGTGTTATTAACCATAATTTTTATACCTCCCCAAATGCCCTATTTTAGATTTTTTATACCTAAGATTATGTTAATTTTATCCTTTATTTTTTAAGAAACTAATTTTCTATATGCATATTCAACATCTGTTTGAGCTACTTTTGCATATACCCTTAACGTTAATCCAACATCATTGTGCCCCAAAATTTGTTGTATGCATTCCGGAGCCATTCCACTTCTTAAAGCAAATGTAGCCATTGTATGCCTAAAAGTATGTGGAGTGATTCTCATTTCTATATTGGCCATTTTCTGCATCTTATCAACTATAACTTGATAACCTCTATTATTTAACTTCTTATACGCCTCTGTATTTACTTCTTTTTTCTTTGGTGCTTTTGAAGAACAAAATAAATATTCACTCATTATTCCTTGATCTTCACGTTCTCTAAGATAGTTAAGTATTGCTCTCTTACATCTTTCCGTAAAATAAACTCTTCTTTCTTTATTTCCCTTACCAATTACAAGTAAGGTTTTATTTTGAAAATCTATATTACTAATTTTTACATTACTAACTTCTCCAACTCTACATCCTGTACTTAAAAAGAACTCCAATATTGCCCTATCTCTTCTACTAAGCATACAATCTCTTAATATCTCTACTTGTTCTTCATTTAAAGGTTTCTTTTCTCTCTTAGGTTCCTTAACTGGTTTCACCGAAGAACATGGATTCTTAATAATAAACTCTTCATTTTGAAGCCATGCAAAGAATAATTTAATAGGTGTCATAAATGTATTCATTCCAGCAGCTCTCTTGGTACTACTTTCTGCATACATGAACATTTTAATATCAGCACTTGTAATCATAGATACTGGCTTATTAAAGAATTTGCATAATTTTCTTAAGTTATATCTATAATTCTTTAAAGTTGCTTCTGATAAACCTTCAAGCTTTTTAGTTGCTAGAAAATAATTTATTCTATCTTCAAGATCACTCGTTACTAATGCTGTTTCTTTTGTAGTAACTTCATATCCATATAAAACTTCTTCTACTAATCTTTTTATTTCTAGTTGTCTTGGTAGGTTAACCTCTAGCTCTGGAAACTCCATTGTTAATTTTCCTATTAATTTTATAGTTACTTCCTCATTGCAATTTCTATAGTTTAAGTTCTCCATGTTCTTCTCCTCCCTATTTACTAATTGAATTTGATTATCTTATGAGAATATAAGCATATAACATTATCTGTATTCTCTTCTATTCTCTATCTATCTATTTCAGTTATTCGTTAATTTAATGAATGACGAATTACTTATAATCAAACTTCCATAGTTTATTTGTTGTTTCAATCCAAAATCCGTCACAATCTTCATTTAACTCTAATACAGTTTCATGTGTAAAACTTCCACCATCTAAATACTCTATTTTAAGAGGTTTTCCTATTTCAACCTTGACATCTTTTACAAACTTTTTACAGTAATGACTGCATACTTCTTGCATAGTTCTTTTACTTAACACCACATCTAAAAATTCTTTTCTCATATTAAACTCCTTCGCAATAATTTCATTATGCTCCATATTCTTTATTTAATCTGTTATATTCTTTTCTATCTACTTCTCTTAATCCAGTTATCTTTAAAGCCTTTTCTATTTTATCTACTGTATATTTCATTCCTATCTCATTAACATCTATCTGTAATGTTAATCTTTCTACTGGTATATCAAAATATCTTTTCATTACTCTTCCTCCAATAACCATTGAAAGCACTTTTCTATTGTCTTATTATGTTGCGCCTTCTTGCTTATTCCAAATTACTTTTTTTGAAATTGCGAATTAATCCTCATCTTCTAATCTACAATTAATAATCTCAATAGCAACCACATAATCATTTATTTCTCTAGGCTCTATATCACATTCGCATATATTACCTTCTTCATCTTTTAAATCCATTTGCCATACTTCATAATTTTCATTCCATTTAAATGAACAGTCATTTTCTACAAGTCTATTAATGTCATCTACGTCCATACAATCAAAATCAATATCCATAACATTTAGCCCTCTACAATTACCATACATTTCATAGGCTATATGACCTTTATACTCTTGCCATTGGAATGTAACCCTAATTGTATGAACTCTATTTCTAAAAGTATCTGTTATATCATATTTTTTCATTTTTATTCCTCCATTTACCTCACAATATTTTTTTCAAACTGTTTCTTAAGTATTTAGATAGTTAGCTCTATCAAAAGCAAGCATTGACCTAAGTGATTCAATCTGTACCCTTTCATTCCTTAATCTATCTCTACAAATATCTACTTCTATTTCTGCTAAATCTCGCTTATAACGTAAATCTGATAGCTGACCACGCGCTATGTCGTACACTAGATTAGCTGGATAACTATTACCTTTACCTCTAAGCTCAACTTCCTTTATTGCTAATGCTTTTCTGTAATCTCTCTCTGCTACTGCTAATGCATAGCCACGTTTCCTTAACTCTATTGTTAGAGAGTCTAAAGTTTTCTTAGACTTCTCCAACAATTCTAATTTCTCTGCTATATCCATATTAGTTCTCTCTAAAAGTAAATACTGCTTCTAATTCAGCTATTTCTCTTTCAAACTTCTCTAATTGCTCTTTCTTATAAATTTCTACTGCAGCTAGATCTTTAAATGTAATGTCTTCTCTTGTAACTCCATTTTCATCAACAATATATTTACCAAACTCACCCTCAAGTTCTCTTGAAACAACTTTTACAACCTCATTAATGATTTTTAAATTACTCATTTTCTTCTCCTTTACTACTTTATTAAACCCTTTTAAAAATTCTGCTCCTGCTTTTCCCACTTCAACTATAGCTTCTTTAACTTTTTCTTCTGGTTTCTGTTCCTTTTTAGCAACTTCTTTTTTAGCCTTTCTTTTTTCAGCTGCTCTCTTATCACTTTCAGAACCAACATAAGGAACATTAGTATAATCTTCATACTTTGGTTTCATAAACTCGTCTTTTCCTAATATGAATAAACCTCTTAAATCACTATCTGAAATCTTTGGATATTCAATTTTAAGTAAATTTATTATTCCTTCTGACTTTTGATTGTCATTTAAATACTTGCTTATTTTCTCAATTATTTCTGGTTCAACTTTTTTTATATAATTCTTATAATTCTCATAAGTTCTTTGATAAACATTGTTAATCTCAGGAGATACTAATCCTACTCCTTTATAATCAGATCTAATTTGTTTAATAATTTGAACTTTACTTTTTTCCTCTGTAATCCAATTTTCAATCTTAGATACTATTTCCGTTTCTAATCCTTTTAACATTTTTAATCTATTCTCCTTCCCATATTTACTAACCACAAATCTATATTCTGCATAATATTTTCCAAATGCTGAATTGAACTCGAATGACTCTTGCCAATCCATATCAGTTCTTTCAAATAGAACTCCTGTTAATATCTTGTCTACTGCTTCAATACACTCTATTTCTGCATCTACTTTAGCTTCTCTTAACATTGTGTCTATAACTTTCTTTTGCCAAGGAAGTAAAGTATCTAACCATTTAGTTTGTGCATTATATTGAGCTACTTCTTTACCTTGCTCTCTTTCTAACTTTCTCCTTTGACTTCTATTCATCTGCTAACCTCTCAATAATAAAGTTTTTAAACTTGTCCAATTTGCTTCAACTCTTACATCAATGTTATTATCTGATAATATTGTTCCAATATTGAATGACTCTCTATAATCAACATCCTTGTAAGTTACAATAATGACTCTATTTGTTACATCTGTTATAACTCCATCTTTAGCGTTTAACTTACTTCTTTTATCACTTGTAAAAACTCTTACTTTTAATCCTTTAAATAAATCTAATTTATTCATGCTCCACCTCATATAATTCAACTTTAACCAAAGGCTTGTCCGCATAATGCTTATCTATTCTTAAGCTAACAACTTGGCTATCATCTTTGTATGCTAGTCCATTTAAACTATCTAGGACAATCTTAGCAATGTTATCTAGATCAGGTTTCTTAGTAGGCCTTAACTTACCATGATAAACTTTTTCTCTGTTAGATTTACTCATACTCTTAGGCATTCCATAATAACAAGTAATTACTGCTTCTATAGGCTTATCTGTATACTTGTCCCCTACTAATGTTTGATATTGGACTTTTACTAAGTTTTCATAATTAATAGTATCTCCTGGTGTATAAGTCCTACCTGTTTTTGTATTAAATCTTGGTCTACCCTTACCTTTTGGTTCACCTGGAACTATAAATGCTACTCTAAATTTCTCCATATAACTCCTCTTATTACTTTCTGTAAGTATTCTTCCAAACAATATAATTTAAAAACGTGTCTTTTACACCTTTTGCCTTGCAAAAACTTTTAAACATTTCTAATTCATCTTTACTAATAAAGCTCATAATCAAACCTCCTATATAATTAATTTTCCACCACAACAAGCTCTTATAAGACTTTCCCTTTCATATTCTCCATTTTTACTGATTACAGTTTTCAAAAGCTTATCTAACTGCTTGTCCTTAACATTCAGAACTACTTGTACATCTTGTCTACTTAAATACTTCTTGTCCCAAAGAAATTCTAGTTTATTTTGGAATTTTAACTTCAACTTTTTGTCCAACGCTTTATTAAAGTGAACACCAACTCGTCCATCCCTATGATGTTGTGGACAAAGGTGTACATGATTTAATGGACAATCCTTTAATGTCGGTACTTGTGAACGAAATTGTATATGATGTAATTCCGTTCCATATGAACCACATATACTACATTGCTTTTCATAATTCATATTGCACCCCTAGTTATTAAACTGAATTTGACTATTAGCACCAGTAATCATATATCCTAGTTCTTTGCTAGGCTCCCACTTCTCAATATACTTAATTGCCTCTTCATAATCTTTCTTAGCTGTATCTTTATAGCTTGCAACATGAAATACTTGCTTGTACCTCTTCCAAAGATTAGAGAATACTTTCTTACTAATTTCTCTATATGCTGGTGTATCTTTCCCACCTAAAACTACTACAACTCTTTCCTTAGCAATTCTATGAATTACTTCTTGTTGACCGTAATCAATTGTCATGCTATTACTTAGGATCTCTATTTTTTCATCTACTTCTTCAAATTTCTTATCATGGTCCTTAATGATCTTAAACTGTAACTCCATCATTTCTATTGGAGATAATTGTTTTTGAGGTTGTCTTAATACTTCCTCCATTTTGTTAAATGCTTCGATATATTTCAACTTCCAAGTATCAGCTTTAGGCCCCGTAAAACCCATAACTATAAAGGTGAATCCATCTCTTGTTAATAAATATTCCTTGTTACTTCTTCCTGTTGAATCCTTATAAGTACTTTCTATGAAATATTTAGCTGAGCCCAAAATTGGGTTGAGTGATATTTTATCCTCTATTGCTCTTAATACATGCTTATGCATTTTTTCAAAGTCCTCTGCAACTTGTCTACTAGTTACAACTAATTCTCCATTATTATTTCTTGTTACTATAACATCTTTGTGTTGGTGCTTTTCAATTTTATTCTCCATTTCTACCTCTCCTTTTATGATATTGAGTTTCATATGAGAATGAGCAGTTATAACTATTGCTGGCTAAATGCCCATTCTCCCCCTATTTTATTTACAAATATCTTTTATACAATTTGTGCAAACTTTCTTTCCTTTAAATTCAACAACATACTTAACATTTTCACAGAATACACATCCTGGTGCATATTTTCTTAAAATTACTTCTTCACCATCTATAAATATTTCTAATGGATCTCCCTCTTCAATATTTAAAGTTCTTCTCAACTCCTTAGGTATTACTATTCTCCCCAACTCGTCTACCTTTCTTACAATTCCCGTTGCTTTCATTTCTTATTCCTCCATCCTTATATTTATTTCTATTGCTTTAATATCATTCTCTAGCATTACAACTAGCTTTCCAGTTGCACTTTGATAATTCTTAACCGCTTCAAAATTATCAAATATTTCTATAATCTTATCTCTCTTAGAGCTTGTTATAATTCCATATCCATAGGCTTCATCAATTGACTTAATATCTGGATAATCATTCTTTAACTCTTCTATTTTTTTATTATGCTTTTCTATCTCTGTATTAAGTTTCTTCTCATACTTAGTTTTAAGCTTTTCTAATTCTGCTTTATACATTTCTAAAGCTTTTTTATTCATTTTCAAAGCTCCTTTCCGGTTTCTGGATCATAACCTAACTTATTTCTTACACTTGCAAATCCCCAAGCACACTTTCCAGTTCTATCTTGATATTCATCTGCTACACACTTCTTATATATCCATACATCATGTGCTGTAATATCTATACTACCTAATGTTTCATTTGCTATTTTAGCAATTTCCCTATTAAGCTTTTGCTTACCGGCTTTACTTCGTGCATTAAAGAAAATATCAGTTTTATCCCTAGTAATAAATTCAATTCTTATAGCTGCTCTTATTGCTCCAAGATGATATTTTGTATACTTCTTAGTGCCTCTAGCATTCATATAAGCTAAAATATTATCTGCTACAGTCATAATTATTCCTCACTTTGAATAACTTCTAATATTTCAACTGCATCATAATTATCTGCATACCACTTACCCAAATCTTCAAATCTATAAAATATTAATCCTTGTTTCTTACAAGTATCCTTATCAATAAAATCTACTTGAATTTCTACTAAACCTTCTGCTAAATTTCTAACCTCTTCTACTCTTGACATATGAATCACTCCTTAAATCTATTTAATGAAAATATTTATAATCTTTTTTTCTTTCCATCCTCTGTTTACTAGTTTTTTATTATGTCTACTAAATAATTTGTTGATGTCAAAACCTTCTTTTGCTAATAAAATTAATCCTCTAATAACTACCTGTTGTACATCTAACAACTCCTCAGCTATGTGTAGCTTGTCAGAGCGCTCTCTAATAGCTTCTCGTACTTCTAGGTATTCTTCTTCAAGTTTATTAGAAATCTTCTCCCAAGAGTCGTTATCGTTGTTCTCTGATGTCTTTATATTCCTATCAAGTATCATTAATTTTAATTTCATGCTAAACCCCCTTTACTTGACTAATATGAACTGATAATTTAACACTATCTTCAGCAGGTACTCCAGTTTCATTAAGCATTACTGCAACTTCTGCTAAATCATTAATTCTTCTATTCATTCTTCTTAGATTTCTTATTATCTCTTCAAGCTTTGCTATTCTATATTCTTTAGCCTTAACTACTTGCTTAAGATATAAATTTTCTACTACTGGATCCTTTAACATCTCTTTAAAAACTTCTTGGTCCAATTCTTCACTTGCTGCAATTGTCTCTTCATGGTTTAATCCATTTTTATCTATGCTTGTATACATTTTTTCTCTACACATTTCCATTCCTATTCCCCCTTATTTTTTGAATTGTGCAATTACCTAACTTCTTCAAAGATTACTTCATCTAAGTCCAACTCTTCGTCACAACTATTGCATTTGAATCCCTTTTCAGTTCTTTCTCCTAATGTTCCTTTGCCATAAACCATATCAATCAAACTTAAATCTTCACTTTCACAATACTCACATCTTACTTTAACTAACATATTTCAATCCCCTCTTTTTGAATTATTAAAGTTTATAATAATCTACTACACTTAATCTATCGCTTAATGCTGGATAGCTCATAACAGAGTAACCACTTTCTGATATAAGACTTACTTCTATTTTATTTTCACTTCCTATAAATAAACTCTTTACTATATTTCTATCTTTCTTGTCATTATCAAAAATAACTATAGCTCCTGGTACTATTCCCTTTTTAACTGCTTTTTGCATTTGTTTAATAACATTCTCCTGCAAACTTTCTTCGATAAAACTTAACTGCTCCATAACATTTACCTCATACTAAATTTGAATTATTCATTACTTTTTTTTGCGAATAGAACTTATTAAATCCATCTTTTGAAATTCTAATAAATGTTTATCACATAAGCACCTTTTGGTGTCTATTGCAGGTATATAAATATCCGCTATTGCTCTCTTATAGCAATGTTTAGAATTGCATAACCCTAATATCTTTTTTAATTTAGCATTGATTTCAATAAATAAATCTTTCATAAATCCTCCTTTAATTTAATCATTCACTATAATATTTTACATTTTAAATACTCTTCCAGTTCAGACGGAACTTTAAAGAATCCAATATCTTTAACCTCTGACA